CGCGCTGCGGGGCTGGCTCAGGTCAAGTCCCTGATGGGCGAGGCTTACAACATCCTGCACAGAAGCACCCCGGCGGCGACTGGCTACAAGGCCGTCGATTGCCTCTGGGAGTTTTCCACCAGTTCGACCGGCCCGGACGGGCAGACCCGGCACGGCGTGCAACGCTACCGGCTAACTTTGCACAAGGAGTAAACCACATGGCTACCGTAGGTTTCAGCGGCCGGGAGTTCACCATTGAGTGGGCCGGCACGATCCTCAAGGGCGTGAAGTCCAAGACGGCATCTTTCAGCCGCGAAGGCATCGACATCACCAGCGACGACGATGAGGGCTTCCAGACGTTTCTGCCGGAGCCGGGCGTCATTTCGACCGAGTGGAGCGTGGAAGGCGTGACGGGCGACGAAATCCTGATCGCGGCCATTCTCGCGGGCACGCCCTACACTCTGCCGGCCGTGTCGATTAACCTGCCGACCGGCGGCAGCGTCGAGTGGAACGTGTTTCTGTCGTCGCTGGAGCTGACCGGCGAGACCGACGGCGCGTTTGAGTTCAGCGCGACCATGATGTCCAGCGGCATCCCGACATACACCCCGGCCGTCTGATGAAGCGGAGCATGACAGCCACCCTGGCGGGTGAGGAAATCGAGCTGGTGGCAACTTTCGGGGCCGCCAGCGAGATCGAGAAGAAGGTTGGCGATCCGATGGCGATCACGCGGGAGATCTTCCTTTCCGGCATGATGGAAGCCGGGAACGTCTCCTATGAGCCGAAGTGGAAATACACCATCCACAACCTGCCGGTGATCATCCACACAGGGATGAAGGCGGGCGGCGACAAGCGGACGCTGGAACAGGTGCAGGAACTGGTTTTCGACGCCGGGTTCTACAATGTCCGCGACGTGGCGAATGACTACCTCGCGCTGCTGGTCGCCCCGCAGGCTGAGGAAGAAATGCCGGGAGAAGCCGCCTCGGGGGAGTAACATGGGCCGCCTTTGAACGGCAGGCTTATCAGGCGGCCCGCGATTGGGGGGTGCAACCCTCGGAATTTTGGCGAATGTCACCTGCTGAGTGGTGGGCCGAGCTTGACGCCAAGATCCGCGAGCAGCGGGCACTGGAGAAGGGCGCAGGCGGCGGGAAGCGCGCTCGCTGGAGCAAGGAAGAACTGGACCGGGTGCGGCGCAAGGCGGCCTAGTGGTCCACCTCGTATAGCTCAATGAGCCAGCGGCAGGACTCGACGGTCGCCGCCGATGCCGCGCCCCAGAGACGGATGGCGGGGGCCTTGTCCCCGGCGTCCCATGCGCCGACGACCGACCGGCACTTTTCGTAGGAAGCCGCGCTGGCCCCTTCGCTTGCCCGGTGATCTGCTGCGGCCTGTTCGGTTTTCGCCTCCTGCCGATCAAGCGCCCACAGCCCGACTGCTGAAACGACGACTAGGCATGTGACGGCGACGATGACGGCTAATATCTTGTTCACGGCGTTCTCCTGCTTGCGCGGTGCTGCGGCTCTGGTCGCCTAGACATACCCTGCTTCCCCTCCCCCCGCGATAGCTTTGCAGCCCCTTGGGGCAGCGCTTATCCATGAGGTGTGACCCGTGACCGAACTTGCCGCCCTTTCCGTCCTGATCAACGGCGATGCCTCGGGCCTGAAGGCCGCAATCGCTTCGTCGGTCGGGCTGGTGGATCGGTTCTCGAAGGACGCCGAAGCCTCGGCCAAGGTGTTTGAAAAGGCCTTCGCGGCAGACGAGCGGGCGGTTGACCGGCTACGCAAGGCGATTGATCCCCTCTATGCGTCCTCCAAGCGGTATGAGGCCGCAGTCGAGACGCTGGACAAGGCCCTTGCTCGGGGCAGTATCACGCAGGCCACGCATTCGCAGATGCTGGCGAAAACTAACGCCGCCTATCTCGGCGCCAGCACTGCTGCGACCAAACAGACCGGCGCGCTGATGGCATTGGGCAACATGTCCAGCGCCACCAAGGGCAAGGTCCAGAACTTCGGCTATCAGATCCAGGACATGGCGATCCAGTTCCAGATGGGAACGAACGCCGCGACGATCTTCGCACAGCAGGGTTCGCAAATATTCTCCATCTTCGGGCCGGTCGGCGCAGTTCTGGGCACGCTCGCTGCGGTTGGCATTCCGCTTCTCGCGGCGGCGTTCGCAACGGCCGAGACCGAGGGCCGCAAGTTCTCTGAGGTGCTGTCCGACATCACCGACAAGACTTCGGCGCTCAAGGAAGCGCAGTCGATCCTCAAGATGAACGTGATCGAGCTTTACCAGCAGTATGGGGTGTATGCTGGGGTAGTCAGGGATGCCGCGATTGCACTGGTGGAGCTGCAGGCCGCCCAAGCCAAGACGAAACTTGCTGACACGGTCTTGGAGAGCGCCGACGCTATCGGGCAGTTTGCGGGCGCGGCAAGCACCATGTTCTCGTCTGGCGTCACCGTATATCAGGCGATGACGAACATTCGCGACGAGTTCGGTCTGACTGGCAAGGCTGCTGGGGATCTGCGTAGGGCGTTCGCGGATCTTCGTGACGCCATTTCATTCGAGGACCGGTTGGCGGCTCTGGACCGCGTCAATGAGATTTTGGATGCCGCCGGAATTTCGGCCGAGCAGATCCCCCCCGCTCTACAGCAGGTGATGGTTGAAGCAAACAGGGCAACAATTGCCAGCGCGGAGCTTAAACGCACACTTGATCTGGCCACCGCCGCGGCCGAGGCCCTGAAGAATGCTGGCCCGAAAAGCGGTTGGCTAGCCGGGCCTATTGCCGACGCGGCTGCCCTTGGCGCCGAACTTTGGAACGCGGCCAAGGCAAAGGCAGCCATCGGCGGCGACCCATACGAATACACCGGCGGGCAATCCTCCGGCCGTGGGTCCAACCCGACACGGATGGATGCGCAGTATGCCAGCACCGGCTGGATCGAACCGCCAAAGGACGACAAGAATAAAGCTGGCGGGGGCGGGACTAGCCTTGAGGAAACGCTGGCCCGCGACCTTGAGGCTGTCCAGACCGCACTGATGACGCAAGAGGAGGCGCAGCTTGCCTCCTATGCCCGCCAGCAGGAGACGCTGCGCCTCGCCCTAGAGCAGAAGCTGATCACGCAGCAGGAATACAACGCTCTCATGGAGGGCGCGCAGCAGCAGCACCAAGACGCGATGGCGAGCATCGACGCCTACCGCTACGGCACCGGCCTCCAAAAGACCGAGGCGTTCATGGGGGGCATGGCGTCGGCGCTGTCCAAGGGCGGCGACAAGATGGTGAGGGCGGCGCAGATCTTCGGGGCCGCTGAGGCGCTGATCAACGCTTGGCGAGCCTACACGCAGACGCTCGCTGACCCGACGCTTCCGTTCGCGGCCAAGTTTGCGGCGGCGGCATCGGTGCTTTCGGCTGGGATGGGCGCTGTGAGTGCCATCAAGGGCGGCAGCAAGTCGGGCGGTGGCGGATCGTCCAGCGGTGGCGGCGACACATCGACATCATCCCCGGCCGCCATGCCAACGCAGCGCATTGATGTGGCATATAGCGGCCCGCCTGAGATGGGAATGCAGTCTCTGGTGGATACCCTGAATGATGCAGCGGCCCGCGGGCTGCGCGTGGATGTAAGGCTGGTGTCCGCATGATCTACGTCACCAGCCAGTATGCCGCAGATGCCGCGCTCTACGGCTACAACATGAAGCACGCCCGCATCCTGTGGGACAACCGGCTGGCCGGGGCGACGTTCACGGCTGACAGCGCGCGCGAGGGCTTCGAGGCCGTGCGGGCGCAGTCGCAGGATACCGTATCATGGTGGTGGCCCGAGGCGGCCGGAACGCTGACCATGACGCTTGCCGCTGAGACGACGCTGGACTGCCTCTGCATCGCCGCTCACTCCATCGGGACGGAAGGTGCCGGGCTGCTGGTTCAGGGGCTGGTGGGCGCCGTCTGGACGACGCTGCACCCCACGATTGAGCCGGCCGACGATGAGGCAATCATGGTGCTTTTCCGCAGCGTGGCTGTGACGGCGCTGCGGATCACGTTGGACGCCTCGGCCCGGGTTGGGGTGGTCTATGCTGGCCCGGTCCTGACGATGCCGCAGATGGTCTATTCCGGCGCCCCGGTGCTGCGGCTGACCTACGCCACCGAGTTCGACACGAACCGCAGCCAGACGGGCCAGTTCATGGGACGGTCCATAGTGGCGAGCAGCCGGCCGATCAGCGTGGCGTGGCGCCACCTGCGCGAGGCGTGGGTGCGTGTGCATCTGAAGGGCTTCATCATGGCTGCCAAGACCGCGCCGTTCTTCCTCGGCATCCGCCCGCAAGGCTATGCCGACGATGTTGGCTATGTGCTGGCTTCTGGCGACATCGTCCCGCAGCGCATGGGCACCCGAGATTTCCTTGAGGTGCAGATTTCCGGTGAGGCACATGTGGAGCCTGACGCATGACCTTCGCACGCAAGCCGGTCCAGTATGTCGGGATCAAGCAGAAGCGGTGCAGCCTGCGCTATGGCGTGTCTCCTTGCGAGGCCTCTGGCGGGCCGTATTGCTACCAGACATGGGGAACCTGCGGCGATCAGGTCCACATCACCACGGATGGCAGCATTACGTGGATGTTCTGCCGGAACGGCGCAGCGATCATGCCGCTCTATTCGCGGGACGGCGAGCATATCCGCACCAATGCGCTGCCGCTACTCACCAGCGTTTTACCGTCCAGCTCCGAAATCAACGTCGGGGCGCAGCGATCCGCGGTTTCCCCGCTTGGCGTGGGTTCTTCGGTGACGCTGGCCTTTCAAGACGCCCCATTTGATGACCGGGTGGGCGACCCATATCTGAGCCTGCGGACAAGCCGAAAGGATGCGCCTTTCTGGGCGCTGTTCCGGGCGCGGAACGCCTTCTACACCGGGGCCGTGATTTCCGTCTATGACGGCTATGTCGGGCAGGCGCTGGAGGATATGCAGCGCCGCGACTATATCATCGAGGCAGTCGCCGGGCCTGACGCATCCGGCAAGGTCACGGTCACGGCGACCGACCCGCTCCGGCTGGCCGAGGCCAAGGAATCCAAATTCCCGCCCGAGATTAGCGCCGCGCTGGTGAATGTGCTGGACCTGACGCAGACCGACGTTCGGGTTTCTGCCCACGCCGAGGATCTGGACAAAGCCTGCGGAAACACCGGGGCGCGCAAGTTCCTGATCATCGGCTCCGAGATCATCCAGTATTCCGGCCACACGCTTGACGAGGACGGATACCGCACGCTGACAGGCGTTGTGCGGGCGGTTCTGGGTAGCGTGGCCGAGGAGCATGAGGTTGAGGACGCTATCGGCCGTGTCGGTCGCTATGAGGGCCTGCAGCATTGGGCAGCGGCTGCGGACCTGATCGACAATCACACCCCAATCCCGGCGGGCTACCGCGATGATGCCCTGTGGCAGGATGAAGGCCAGAACTACATGACGACCCAGAAGGCGGGCCGAACTGTGGTGAAGCCTACGGCGGTTGGCGATATGCTGGGCGAGCTTTGCCAGCAAGGCGGATTTTCGATCTGGTGGGATGAGCGCCGGCAAACCATCCCGCTTTTGGCAAACCGCCCGCCAAGCACCGATCCAATTGTCATCAGCGATAATGCGTCCATCGTGGCGCGAACCGCTGGCCTAACAGATGACACCAAGGCGCAAATCTCTCGCGTGGCGGTGTATTACGACAGCCGCAGCCCATTTGAGAGCGGCGAGCCGGAAAACTACCGTATCCTGCGGCTTAATATCGACGGCTTTGTGGAAAGCCCGGCTGCCTCTGGGGCCGAGCGGACCCTGACCATTTATGCCGACTGGATCACGCGGGAAACAGATGCGCTGCGGCTCGCTGCAAGGCTACTGCTGCGATACCGGCTGATCCCGCAATACCTGACGCTGGATCTTGACGCATTCGATGGAGCGACCCGGCGGGCGGTGAACAACGGCGACGTGTTCGATGTGATCACCGGTGCATTTATCACCAGCGAGGGGCATCCGCTTTCAACGCGCTGGCAGGCGATTGCTGTTGACGATACGGCGCCGGGGCACCGGCTGCGGCTCAAGCTGCAAAGCTATCGGTTCATCGGGCGCTTTGCCGTGATCATGCCGACGGATGCGCCCGACTATGACGCGGCAACCGAGGATGAGCGCGAGAACGGTTGCTGGCTTGCCGACGAAACAACGGGCCTCATGCCCAACGGCGATCAGCCGTATTTAATCCAATAGGTGACGCATGGCTGACTGGACAGACCCGCCGTGGGCACAGCTCGTGGCAGGGAAGCCGTGGACTGACGAAAAGGCTGCGGCTGCCTTTGAGAACGTGATTGCCGTTACGGAGGGGGCCGACGACGCCCCGCGCATCCGCGGCAATGCAATGGCTACGGCCGCTGACCTGCCGCTGACAGTGACCGCGGCAGATACCTACAGCGTCCTCTTGGGGCATGGCATCGTGAATGGCTCGGCTACGTCATCGGCGTATAGCTACGTCGTCGCAGCCACCCTGACTGTCATTTCGCTAACCGGAACAGTAAGGTATGCGGCCCGGCACGCTGGAACCTCTGAGGCAGCGGACATTGATATGCGCGTGCTGAAAAATGGCGTTGAGGTTGCAGCTTGGACGATGGACAGCACGTCTTACGTGACGCGATCTTCCGATATTCCGGTGGTCCCGGGGGACGTCATCGAGTGGCAGCATCGCGGTAACATGACCAGCATGTCCAACTTTCTTCTCGGGGTCATCACCGCCAGCAACGGCTACTTTGAACGCATTGCAATCGGGGTGGAAGTGCCATGAGCGTCTGGACATGGGCCAACCCGGATCGCATCGGCATCCGGTCTGTCGGTGCCAGCGGCTGTGTGCGGTATCTGGACCGTGGGGCAGAATATGAGGCCGCCGTTGCCGCTGGCGTGGGCGACTATGCCGGGCCGATCACAGACCCCACGCCGACCCCAGAACAGCAGGCCGCCACTCTTGCCGCATGGCGCGCGACTGCCGTCTGTAGCCCGATGCAAGGCAAGCTGGCCCTCGGTGCTGACCAGTGGGCGATTGTCGAGGCATACCGCGACGATCCCGCGACGACATGGGCTGAGCGGGTCATCATCGACAGCGCCAGTCAGTGGGTGCGGATGTCGGAAAACATTGCCTTCTTCGCCTACCTGCTGGGCCTCACCGACCCGCAGGTTGATGACCTGTTCCGCGCCGCGGCGCTGATCGAAGCCTAAGCCCCCCGAACCCCGCCGACCGACACACCCCCGCCTGCGGGGCCTTTTGCTTTGGAGCCACCATGCCCTTGCCCCTTGTGACCGTCACTGCATCGCTGAATTTTGGCGACGGGGACGCGCCGGAAATTGCCATCCTGCGATTCACCCCATCGGCGGTGGACGCGAGCGGGGGCGACGTGCTGCTGCCATCGTATTTCGATGCGGAGATTATTGATGGGGCGGCTTCTGTCGATGTGTATCCGACTGCGGCCGGGCGGGGCATCACGTATCTGGTGCAGGCAATTCTCGCGTTCCCGGAAGGCGCCCAATACCCTGACCGGCAGACGCATACTCTCGCGAGCCGGTTGCAGATCCCCGACGAGGCTGGCCCGTTCACCCTTGCCGAGCTGCTGAACCTGGAGGCGCTGCCGCCGATCAGTGAGACCACGCTGCAGCAGATGACGACGCTGCGGGATGAGACGCAGGCGATTGCCACGCAGTTCGGGGACGTTGCCGGGGCTGTCACGGCCGCCGAGGACGCCCAAGACGCCGCCGAACTCGCCGCCCAGCAATCCGCAGCGAGCGCACCGTGGAACTATCCGACGCTGACCGGCGCCGGGGGCCTACTGGCCGAGACCCAGACGCTGCCCAACGGTACCAGATGGACTGTACGGGGGCTAGGCGAGTGGATCGTTGACAGCACGGCACCCCGCCCTGACGCAGTTGCAGCGGGCGGCACGAAGTTTCTCGCAGCCGGACCTGTCCTGACGCCCGAGATGTTCTGGCGCGAGGGAGACGGCGTGGATTGGCTTGCCGCAATGCAGCGGATGCAAAACGCGGCTTTGCGTCTCGGCGGGGCGCGGTGCGAGTACAAAGAGCCCTACTATTTCTGCGAGATTTTTACCCCGGCGCAGGTCGACAGATCGCTTTGGCATTATAACAACGCGCCATGCTCTGTCCTGTATTTTGCGCCCGAGACGGACAACGTGTCAGTGTGCGGCGGCACCGATATAGACCTGACCGGGGGTTCTACCTCGGCTTGGGGATATAGCATCCCAGCATACGGGCTTATTACGAACGAACCACGTGATATGGCCTCTGTCTTGGCGGCGGACTCCGCCACTCGCAGCGTTACTGTGAGCGCCACCAATCTGTTCGAGGCGGGGGATCATGTGAAGCTGTATCGGCGCGGGGGCAGCTTTCTCGGGACCACAGGGGTAAATGTCCAGCGCACCCCGAGCCAGGAACAAACGCCGTGCCAATTTCTGACGGTTAAGACTGTAGATGCCGAGACAAACACGATTACTTTTGTCGAGCCATTCCGGCATTTTTTCGACAGTAGGCAGGACTTGGAACTGTCGAAGCAAAAGACGCGCACTCGGCATACGGCAAATGTCAACTTCCACGGGATTAATTTCCCCGGGCAGGCGCTGTTTTACGCCGACTGCGCTGGTGGGACAGTCGGAGACCTGAGCGGAACTGTGATTATGGCCTCCTCGCAGGATTTAACCATTGGCTCGATCAAGAGCAATAAGTACGTCCTTGGGTTCGAGGGCGCATCTGGCCTGCGAGTTGGATCGATGGAGGGCAATTACAGCGGGGACGGCACCACCCTTGCAGTGCTCATCAATGACAATGCCAAGGATTTCCAGATTGGCCGGATGGTTATGCGCGGCTATAAAATGGGCGGGGCGTGGATGAACTACGCGCAGGGTTCGGTTGATTATTGCCACCTCAATGACTGCGGCGATGCCAATTATGAGGCGCTGCGCGTCGGCAACATGATCGGCGGCAATTACCCAACCTCGGAGGTGATCAACGCCACTGGATTCCTGCGGCGCAATGCTGGTGACGGCGGCGCTGTGAGGTTCGGCACCCTGATCATCGACGGTCCGGGGGGCGTCAAGCGGCCAATCTATGTTAGCGATGCAAACTTCACCGCTGGAACGATGACCGTCCATTTGGATGAGGCCAGCGGCTATCCGATTTTCCACGTCGGTGACTCCGGGACGCACTTCAATGATAGCGTTTGGTGCACCGATTACAAGACTTCGAAAATCAGCGTGGACAGTCTGAATATTGTCACCAATGACCCGGATGCTGTCGTGAGCGCGGACAAAATCTTTCGATTTGACGCATATGCGACATGGCTCAAGAAAGCCCCGGAGGCGTATGTTGCTGTGGCGGCAGCTGCTGGCGCTACGTCGCTGGTGCTGGATACCGTCGCCCCTTTTTACGAGTATGCGACCAACATGCAATTTGCTAACCCCGCCTCCACATCAAACTCCTCGATAAATCGTCAGATCACTGGGGTCGACCGCGCGACCAACACACTGACGCTCGGGTCCGGCCTCCCGGCTGACCTGCCGGTCGGGCATCCGGTCTGGATTACCGACGGGCGGACAGCGAGGGCGCGAGCTATTCGCATCCGCAACATTACCGTCAATGGCAAGCTGCGCGCTGATCTGACCCCATATGCGGTGATGTATGCCAGTACCACACTCTCTACGCCCGCCGAGGTGAAGCTACCATGCCCAGAAGGATCATCCACACTGATCGTGCGCGTCACACCGCAAGCTGGGACGCTCGCATCCAGATGGGAAACCCGGTGGTCGGTGGTCAACTCCGGAGTTGACCAATACGCCTACAAAACATTCGACGCTGGCCCGGTCAGCTCGCCCGTAAAGTCGGCGGGGATTTCTATCGCATCCGGGGTGGCGACAGTGACGATCACCACGACTGCCGCCTCCACCGGCACGAGGATCGAATATGCGTGGGTTTGACATGATCCGCGCGCTTATCCTCGCTGGCCTGATGGCGTCCCCCGCACTGGCCGCTCCCCCGCCGCTTGTTGTCGAGTTCGATGGCGGGGGGTCGGGTGGACTGGCGCGGCGCTGAAATCCGTCAACTCGCCGCAGAGGGGCGCAGCGTCGAGATCGTCGGGGAGTGCGTCAGCGCCTGCACGATGTATCTGGCGATTGGCTGCGTCGGGCCGGATGCGCGACTGACGTTCCACGGGCCGAGTTATCGTCGGGATGCCCATCTCGCGGCTACGACTTTGACGTGTGGTCGCAATACGATCGCTGACCTACTNTCCGCCCGNGCTGTCCGAGTGGTTCATGTCCACAGCGCGGCATCGCAACCATCTGCCGCTGCCACCGCTCGGGCAGGCTCAGCTTGTCGCTATGGGGGCGCGGGCATGTGGATGATCTGGCCCGCCATCGAGGCATGGGTGCGCCTGTGCGACGGCCTATGGGCTGTCGGGCGGGCCAAGACTGACGACAGGAGGGGGGAATGACTGGCCCCCCATCGGAAAGAGGAGTTGGCAGCTTGGATGAGCAACGCCTGAGCCGGATCGAAGACAAGCTGGACAAACTCTCCGAGGGGTTCACGGCGCTGGTGCGGATGGACGAGCGATTGCTGACCGTCCTCAACAGGATGAACAGCTACGACACACGCCAAGAGGGGCTGGCTTCGCGGCTGGCCCTGATCGAGCGCGAGGGGCCGGTGCTCGGCGGGCTGCCCGCGCGCGTCACGGCGCTGGAGATCGTCAACACCCGCCGCGGCCCGCTGTTCGTCTGGATGGAGCGGGCCGCCATTGCGGCACTGAGCCTTGCGGTCGCGGCAGCGTGGGGGTGGTTTCAGCAAGGGGGCAACGGGCCATGAAAGCATTCTTCGACGCCATTCGCCCCGCGTTCGGCGGCAAACTGGACCAAGACCAAGTTGACGGCATGACCGCGCTGCTGGAGGAGGGGGCCGACCTGCCCCTGCACCACATGGCGAACGTGCTGGCGAACGTGCGGCGCGAGACAGGCGGGATCATGGCCCCGATCAAAGAGACGGTCATGGCCTACCACAAGGACCGCAACCCGTCCGATGCCGAGGTGATCCGCCGCCTGGACGCCGCCTATGCCAAGGGGCAACTGCCGCGGGTGAAAACCCCATACTGGCGGGATGGGGAATTTGGGCGTGGACAGCTGCAGATAACCCACAAGGCGAACCGGATGAAGTTCGGGATCAGTGACCGCGATGACCTGCTGCGCCCACACATCTCGGCTCACGTTGCTGTACGCGGAATGCGCGATGGCATGTTCACCGGGCGCAAGCTGGCCGATTACGATTTCCCGGCCGCGCTCGATGCCCCGCCAGACCGTAACCCGCGCCGGATCGTGAACGGCAACGACGGCTCGGATGCCGAGGTGGCGAGGTTCCACCGTCAGTTTGCCGCCGCGCTGGAAGCTGCTGGCTGGGGTGTTGCCGCCAGCCCGGCGCCCGATCCTGTCATCAAGCCCGCCGTCGAGGTGCCCACGCCTACCGGCTGGGCTGCCGTTATCGCGGCACTCGCCGCGTTCATCGCGCGGTTGTTCCGCAAAGGAGACTGACCATGCCAATCTTCATCGCATGGACCAAGAGTTTCTGGCTTGGCCTTGTGCCGGCTGCACTGATCATCGCCGACGTTCTCATCCAGATCGGCACGTCGAGCGTGGCTGGCCCGATCTCAGGCTTCATCGCGCAGCTCACGGGCTGGTCTTCCGGCAGCATCGAGAACGCGCTGCGTGGCATCGCCGCTGTTACAGCTTTCATCGTCGGCTATCAGCGCAGGGGACCGGCACGGCCCTACACGCTCGACCCGCGGGCGACGACATGATCGCCGCGCTGCTGTCGTGGCTTGTCGGCGGTGGCGCGACCAAGATCCTTGACCGGCTCGCCGCTGCCCACGCCGCAAAGCTGGCGGCGCAGAACGATGCCGAGCGGATCGCGGCCGAGGTGCAGATTGCGGGCATCGAGGCCGAGATGGATGCACAACGCCAGATCGCCGCAACCCGTGCTGCAACGTCCGGCCAATGGGAGATGCGCTTGCTGGTTCTGGTGGCTGGCCTGCCGCCCGCCGCGCACTTCGGGGCCGTCTGCCTAGATAGCGCCTTGCCGGGGTTGTTCCCTGGCTGGGTTGTCCATGCCCTGCCTGCGCCAATGGCGGACTGGCAGGGGTCTATCATCCTCGGGCTGTTCGGGCTGTCTGCCGCCAAGATGGTGGCTGCGGCGGTGCGGCGCTGATTGCAAATAGCGCGAGCGGGGAACCCACGGCTTCCCCTAACGATCAGCCTCGCGGCTACCTGCGGACGTGGGCTTTACCGCATTTCTCGCCCGCCAACCATCACACAAATCGCGGCCTAAAACAAGGGACACCCACATGCTGAAGTATCTCCTGCCGGCCCTTCTGGCCGCATCCCCAGCCGCGGCTATCCAATGCGGCCAAGCCGACGCTGTGCGAGATGTCATGCGCGCCCGCTACGTCGGCCAGCAGGTCATCACATGGCTGTCCTACAGCGGCCAGCTTGTCGAGGTGTGGACGCATCGCGACGGGCGCTTCACGGCGGTTGTCACGGCGCCTGACGGGCGGTCATGCATCGCGGCAGAGGGCCAGTCGGCGCGAACCTATCCGGCGGGTGCGCCAGCGTGATCCCCGACGACATCGAGGCGTTCGCGGCGGATCTGATCGTCGCGGATCGCATCGTGGATCGGGCACAGGCTGGCGTCACGCCCCTGCGCCTGTTCACGGCCGGCGAGGAAATGGCATTTATCCGGGCATATGTTGCCATGCGGCACATCGCTCAGATCGGCGCGGACTTCATGGCGGCGTCGCGCGCGGCTTCGGCACAGTCAATGAGCATAGGTGGCGGGCATGGCGAACGATAACAGCCTGCGGGGAAAGCCCCTCGATGCTGAGGAGCACGACCGCCGGATGTCGATCCTCGATGCCCACGGCGGCAACATCACCAGGGCGGCAAAAGAGATCGGCGTATCTCGCGCCACCCTGCAAGCGCAAGCGAGGCGCCGCAATATAGACCCCGGCATCCTGGCTGGCATGGATGAATGCGGGACGCGGATGGTCCCGAACATTGCTTGGCTGAAGTCGCCCAAGAAATCGGACGAGATGAGCTTCTCGCTCCAGCTCAAGCCCGCGCCAGAGACGGCAGCCGAATTGATGGTGCGCGTTCGTGAGGCGTTGGAAGGCATGGCGCCCGCGCCGACCATCGCCCCGCCAGAGCATTACGCCGCTGGCAAGGTGGCGCTGTTCCCATATGGCGATGTGCATGTGGGGATCGACATAGACGCGGACAGGGGCGGCACCGACTACACGCCAGAGATTGCCATCGAGCGCCTGCGT